GCCGCCGCAACCGCCTTCACCAACAGCGCCACCAGTTCGACTGAGTTCTTGCGCAGTAAGTTCCGCACTCCCGCCACCGCCACCAACAGATACAACTAAATCACCGATAGACGAACGACCTCCTCTGCCGCCAGTTCGTTGCAACGCTCCGCCCGCGCCTTGAGCGCCGACCGTAATAGTCGTGTTAGCGCTCAAGTAAATAGTTCCAGTAACTCGAGATGAACCGCCACCGCCACCGCCACCGCGGTCGGTTGCACCACCTCCACCACCACCACCGCCGCCTGCATAACATTCAACGTCAAATAAGCCAGCTCTAGTGACTGTCAATGTTCCAGTAGTCGTGAAAGTCAACAGCGTGTAATTGACACCGCTTACCGTGATACTGCTCGACGTGCCACCTGTGGCTACACCGTAACCTATGCCGCCGCTAGGAAAAAAAGTGAAGACCGACGCCGACGTTGCTACGAGTGTGCCGCCTCCATGTTGCGCGATCACTAGGGAGCCTGCTGTGTTGATGGTGACGCCTGCGCCAGCGGTGACGGTGGTTGCGCCTGCACCTTTGTTGGCGATGAAGATGGTGTCGCCGACTGCGAAGACCGAGTTGTTGATGGTGACGGTGTTCGCTGATGCGACGTTCATCACGATGCGTTTGCCGACATCGCCAACGACCGCAACATAGGACGCGGTCTGGTCGTTGATGGGCAGTGTCGTGATTGCGTTCATCTGCGCAGCGGTGAGGACTTGACCCTGCGTAAATGGGAATGGTGTCGTCATACGGGGATTATCCTAGCCCAACGTCGACGTCGTCAAGTTCACTCGTATCCAGAATGAACTGGGTCAACAGTTGGGCTTGACCCAACCCCAACGAAACACGATGCGTCTGGGGTGAGATGTCGTGGGAGATGGATTCCACGAACATTGTTTTGGTGACGGTTGCAGGCGACCCGGTCGTGTAGGTCTTGGTGATGGCCACCAGGTCGCCAATCTCCAACGTCGACACATCCTGCCCAGCAGCAGGAGACAACCCGTTCAGTGTCACCCCAATCTCGTTGAATCGGAACACAGGGTTCTTGTATTTGTCCAACAAGTTTTGGGCTAGGGCCGTACCGGCTGCGAGGGTGTCGAGCGGCAGGTCGGACAAGCTGAGGGTGGTGACACCGAACTCGGTGGATGATGTCGTGTCCACCGCAGTTGCCACCGACAAACCTTGCACGCCGACTTGGATGCGGTTGTAGAGCGTCTCGGCACCGTAGCCAACGGACAAACTTTGGTAGGCGTAGGCGGTGCCTGCACTGTCGCTGAATGACATGATGGCGGTGGAGAACGAGAAGCCGATGCGCGGCTGGAACACTGCGGTGCCACCACGGTCTATGAAGAATCGTCCGTCTTCCGAGACGGCTACTGCGTCGAGTGCGTTCTTGACGTTGTCGTTGTTGTCGTAGGCGACGGTGCCGAGGGTGGCGACACCGGTGGCGATGCTGCGTAGAGCGGTGGAGAATGCGACCTCTGGGCGGTCAAGGATGGTGGTGATGCGATCCGATGACAGTTCCGATGACGGGTTGAACGCGACGAGATTGGTGCGTGCCAGGGTGGAGAGGTCGTCGGTGCAAGTGACCAGGGCGAACGAGTTGTTGGGTTGCACGTAGTCAATGTCTAGGTCGTTGATGCGGCCGATGAACAGCGGTTCTTGTCCTGCGGTACCACCGTAGATTTGCACGAACCGTCGTGGGGCGATACCGAACCCGCCTTGGAAGTAGGTGGATGCGGTGTTCGCCGGGTCGAAGGAACGGTTGGATGCTTTGTCATCAAGCACGACGGTGGCCTGCCCGATGGACATGGTGTCCAACTGGGTTTGCCGGCCACGTTTGATGTTGACACTCAACACGAACTCGGTCACGTCAGCGAAGTCCACGTTCCCATCCAGCACATCAACGCCGTTGAGCGTGGAGGAGTCAAGTGTGAACGCATCCTGGGTCAGCCCAGTGTCCAACAGAACCTTGTATGTCTGACCCCAGATGGCTGTCTTTGCCATCGGCTACACCGAGTATGTTCCGTAGGCGCGATTCAACTGGTCAAGATAATCCTGAATCTCCTGGGCAACCTGCAACGGATTCACGATGCTCGAGTTCACTGTGATCTCCACCTTGTTCGTGTTCCCAAACTTACCCAGGTTGGTTGGAGCTGCTGCAGTAGCCCCAAGAACAGGGACCGTAGGAATGTTGACGGTTTTTCCTGCCGCATCTGCTGCCGTAGTCAACTCACGGTATGCGGTAGCCAAAGCCTTGATAGCAGTCTCTTCAGCGTGGATAGCGTCGCTCAAACGATAGGTCGCTTCCTCCTGCTTTTCTTTGGCATCGTTGACCGCATCAATCAACTCACGATACGTAGCCGAATCTGGCAAGGCACCATTGACAATCTCGTTCAAGTTCTGTTGAGCAGAAGCCAGCGTGTTCGTTGCCTCAATCTGAGAATCGGTCGCATCAGCAACCCGCAACTTGGATTCTGCCAATCGAATCTCCAACTCACGAATCCGTTGTGGTGTTGACTCAGGATCTAAACGAGCGTCAGCCAATTCTTTTTCCGCATCACGAACAGCGAACACGGAATCCTCCACCGCATAACCGGCACGCTCCCGGTCACGTTGCGCACGAAGCAACGCACGTTCCGCATCCTTAGCCTGAGCCGACCCAGCCCCAAACCCGGCCACCGCCTGATTGAAGGCGTCCTGGGCGTCTGTCAACTGCTGGTTCGCCTGATCCAACGACTTGACTGCCGACGCACGGTTGCGTTGAGCCGACGTCAATGAGCGTTCGGAGTTGGCGGTCTTGTCAACTTGCGAACGGTACTCTTTCAACTTCTCACCGGCTGTCTTCACCGAACCACCAACCGAGGTAGTGATTTTGTCCAACGCAGCACTTCCAGAGGTGCTCTTGATGAGGCTGCCTTCGAGCCGGTCAAGTCGGTCTTGAACGATTACCGTTGACCCGGTCAACTTCAAGAACGATGTATCGGTATTGCGCACCGCAACACGCAACGCATCAAACTTGCCAGGCAGTTCAGCGGTCGTGTCTATCAATTTTTGTTCGGCGACATCAAGAGCAATAACCAATGCCGATGATTTCGCAAACCCTATGACGTTGCCCGTGACGGCAGACAATGCCGCCGCAACCAAGCCAAGGTTCTGTACTAGGTTGACAAGTTCGCGGCTCGTTTGTAAGACCGCCAGCGTCACCGTCTCAAACGTGTCAATTCCTTTGAGCCCTAATTCGCCCAATGATGCGATGGCCAGCAACGCAGCCTTCTTGAAACCTTTTTCACCTAACTGTTCGGCAAAGATTTGGATTGCCGGGAGGATGTTGTCATTGATGAACGTGACAAACTTCAAGAAGAACGGCAACAAGATTTGTCCGAGGGTTGCGGAGATGTTGTCAAACTGCGCTTTGAGGATTCGTTGCTGGTTGGCTAGTCCGTCTGAAGTTCGAGCAAAGTCTCCTTGTGCGTCTGAGGTTTGCTGGAAGATGACCGAACTAGCGGCAAGCACCTTTTGTTGAGCTGTGAGAGCTCCGTTGCCGTCGTAGATACCCATCTCAAGTGCAGCCGCTTTGAGGGCAGCATCATTGAGCAGAACACCGAACCGTCGGATCGGTTCTGCTTCGCCACGCAACGCAGCACCGATTGCTTGGATTGCCTCCTCTGGGCTGGCGTTGTTGAACGATGCAAGGTCGGAGGCCAGCGTGACGAACTTTGTGGAGAACTCGGCAAGGTTCCCGCCAGATAGCCCGGCTGCTTTACCGAAGATACCGAACGTCGCTGCCGCATCAATGGCCTGCTGTTTGGTTTGACCTAGAGCAACTGCCGCCCCAGTAGCGAACAGTTCAATCTCTTTGGATGCTCGACCAAAGATTTGCTGGCTTTTGGCAAGCGTTTCGTTGAGGTCGCTTGCACGTTGAATGGCGATGAACGAGGCTGCTGAGAACGCTCCGATTGCCGCTGCGCCGACTGCCGCAATCTTCTGGAAGACATCGAACCCTTTGCGCAGTCCACCGAACAATTTTTCGCTGAACTCGTCCTGGAGGTTGCGACCCTGTTTCTGGAGTTTCTTGAATGACGCTATGGCGTCGTCAGAGTCGCCAAGGATGCGGATGAGAAATGTACGTTCTGCCGCCATGTCACGGCAATTCTACTCTTAGTCAGTCAGCGCATTTTCCAGACTCAGCAGGTCGTTGTAGATCAACTCAAGGGACTCCCGTTTCGTCAACCCTTCGTATCGTGACATGTTCTTGGGTCGAGTCCAGAAGTCCTCGCTCAAGAACTCCGATGGTCGTCGCAACGTGCGAACAACCTTGGAACGGTCACGCGGGGTTGATACATGGAACACTCGTGCCGGTTCGGTGATGCAGTTGATGGTCGGGTCAAGCATCCGACCGCCCTGGTAGCGAACCTCAAACGGCATCTCTGCTGCGTGTTGTGGGAGGTAGAAGATTCGTGCCGGGTCTTTGGTTGCTGGGTCGGCTGGGAGTTGTAGGCGTACAACAGTTTCTTGCCAGACGGTGTTCCACCATTCGACTGGGACTGGTTCGCTGAATGGGATGACGACGTGCCAGTGAGGGTTGTCGTCACGATGCGACCAGGTGGTGTAGGCACAGTAGGTGATGCCGTCAAGTCGTGCCTGCTCGAATCCTTGGCCGTCAAGGTCGGCTACGAAAGCGTGGACGGATAGGACGTTGGCGTTGCCTCGACTGGTGCGCTCAATGTAGGTGACTGGCGAGTAGAGGTCGCCTTTGGATTTGTCGTCTCGTTCTTTGTGATGATGCAGCAGGTCAACGAACTGCATCCAGTCATCGGCGAAGGGTTTTGACCAGCGTGATTGAACGGTTGGGAATCTAACTACAGAGAACATTGGCGGGCCTCCTAGGTTCAGGTTAGCGGTTTTGGTTGCCCGCTCCAAGTCACTTGAATAGCTCCTTTTTCATTACGGTTCTGATGGCTCGGAGGTACTCCTCGGCGATGTTCTTTTTTTCTTTGCGGACAGTCGGCCAGAAGAAGTATCCCGATCTGCCACGATGACGCAAGAACTGGTTGGTTGCCTTACGGGCACCGCCGCCGAACTCGGCACCGAAGAACACTTGGCCGCGGGTCACTTTTGCCGCAGGTTTGCGTCCTCGGTTCGGACGACTCCTTGAAACAAACCCGCTCTTGCTTGCCAACTTGATGGTCGGTAGGCGGTCGTTTTGGGCACGCATACCTTTCATGACTTCTAGTGCTTGTCGTGACCTGGTCACGGACGCTGCCTCTTTGACCGCTTCGTTGACAAGAAGTTGTGCTACGGCTTGACCTGCTTTGCGCATCTCTTTGTTGAAGTTTGGTTCAATGCGTTGAAGGTCGTTGAGGATGTCGGTGAGACCCTCGACTTGGATTGCGACACCGATTTTGCTCTCGTCACGACCGCCACCCTTCAATTTGTCCGAGATACGAAGTGCACTAACTAATGCCACATCAGCCTCGGTATGGAGTCGGATTGGTCTTCACTGACTTCCATCTTAGGTAAGCCAACATCGTGTAAAGCATTCTCGGATTTTCAGCCAGCAACACTGACGGGGCGATACCCGTCTCAACCGCCAAGTAGGCGATCAACCAGTGGGCTGACTCTTCCCCAAAGGGACAATCCGGGCGTCTGCGCCACCGAGCTCCAATTCCTCGACGGTGAGATTCCAAGCATCAAACTCAAGCACTGTTTGCTTGTTGCGTTTTTCTGCGTGCCAAGCAATCCAAGCAAGATCGGATAGACGCAACTCTGTGTCCATCTTGGCTACCGATTTGTTGTGCACGTTCTCGAATGCAATGAAATCAGAGAACTGTGCGATGACAAGTTTTCTGGTGCCGCCTTCATAGACGACAGTCATGGGCAATTTCATTATCTACCTCCGCAGGTAAGGGTTGATGTGATTAGGCTCCGACGCTCTTGGTGATTCCGCCCGAGATTGGGAACGTGACGTCTGCGGTGGCGAGTTCGCCGACTGCACCGTTCACTGGTGTCCACTCGGTTACGAGCACGCTGAATGTGTAGGAAGGGTTGGCCGACGAAGCAGCAGCAGTTCCGTTTGGCTTCACGACGCAGGTGACTGCGGTTGAGCCGACGAGTGGGAAGAACAATCCGTCGATGGCGTTGTAGTCGTTGTGCACCGACAATGTCACTGAGTTGTCAATCAAGCCGGACACGCGAGTCACAGCCGACGATCCGAATGCGGTTGTCGCAACTTCAGCGGCCGAGGTGCTCAGGGTTACCGATGCGACGTTTCCCGAAATGTCGGTGCCGTTGAATACCACGTTGACGTCTTTGAGGACTAACTTTGCCATGATTACTTGTCTCCTGCCTTATCGGCTGTTGAGGATTTCTTGGAAGATTCTTCGACTGGCGTGATGATGCCTGCCGCAATCAACAACTCTACAT